TGATACTGAAAAGGCAAAGTTAATAGAGAATATGGACTACCTTATGACAATGTCTGTACAAGAACAAACATTGTATAAGAAGTGGGTAGAATTGCAAGAACCTACAATGATTCAGGCAAAATCCCAAATAGCATCTTATTATGATTTTCAATGGAAACCAACTGATATCAACAATAAGGAGCTAACGATAAAAGAAATTGAATCGTTAGACCCTTACGTTGAGATTGTGGAAGATGCCAAAGAATCTACTAAATGGGCAGCGGTAAGACGTATGATTCACACAATGGATTTTACAGCAAACCCTGGCCGTAATGTAAAGATTAATGTAAAGGATAGAGTGAGTGGAAAACTATTAGGACAGATTTCATTAGCATCCGATGTAACCGCTATGGGAGTTAGAGATAACTATATTGGTTGGAGTAAGGATAATAAATTTGTTGATGGTAAGTTAAACAACACTACGATTGCCTCTACTATTGTATGTACTCAACCATTGGGTTATAACTTCTTAGGTGGTAAGTTAATCGCTATGATGACAACTACACCGGAGGTTAGAGCATATTGGAAAGAGAAGTATAAGAACGTATTGATTGCAGTAGGTACAACATCTTTATATGGTATTCACTCTCAATACAATGGTATTCCTTTATTCAAAACATTAGGAGAATCAGCTGGTAAAATTAGTTTGAAGCCGGATGATAAATTCTATGACCCGTGGCATCAATGGATTAAAGAACATCATGCGGAATGGTACGATGAAAACATTACCGAAGAAAGAGCTCGTAATGGGGCTAATATGGGTTATGAAAGAAACGGACCTGTAAGTGGTATCAAACAAAAGATATTAGGTAAAATATTCAAAGAGTGTGGTATCAAGGCAAACCAATATCATCACGGATTTAAGAGAGGTGTGTACTTCGCTATGATGTATGAAAATGGTAATGAATTCCTTCGTAACGAAATCACCGAAGATAAATTGGTTATGAAGGATAAGTTTAAGCAAGGTAACGAATACATTCAGAAGTGGTGGAAGAAGCACGCTATTAGTAGATACACAAAATTATATGATGAAGGTAGAATTAAACCTGAACACTTATTTTACATAGATGCTATTGGAATGAGTTGGGAGCAAATGAAAGAAAAATACTTAGGAGAAGTAGGAAGATAAAAAAATAAAATTATGGCAAAGGCTAAAAAAACAAAAAAAGAAGAAGTAAAGATTGAAGACCAATCTGAACAATTACAACCAATTGGTGATATTACATTATCACAAAAAAAGTACGAAGAATGTGAATGGTGCTTTCAGTTTGATGAAGATGAACCGCAGGTATTTGCATGGACAGATGATGATTTAAATAAAAGTGAAGACCCTAAAGTAATTTTTACAATTACTAATGTTGAAAACTCTTACATAACTTTTCAAAATGGTAAAAGTGGAAAACTATTTAAGTTATTCGCTAGAGAACTTAGTGAAGAAGGTAGAGGATTAAGACAAAAGCAAAAAGAAGCATTTAAAAATATTAATAATGATAGTGAAAATAAAGAAGCTTAATCCATTAGCAGTAATTCCATCTTATGCTAAAGATGGTGATGCTGGAATGGATTTGGTAGCAACCGAAATAATTAAAGATACGCCTGAACAAATTACATACGGAACTGGTATCTCAATGGAAATACCAAATGGGTTCGTAGGATTAGTATTCCCTCGTTCATCAATCAGAAAGACAGGATTACAATTAAGTAATTCAGTTGGTGTTATTGATAGTGGATATAGGGGAGAGATACAAGCTACATTTAATAAGATATTTGGTGGTGAGGGTATGTACGATGAGATGAAAGTAAACAACGCCAGCCATACTAACGTAAACGATTGGTATAAGGTTGGTGATAGAATTGTACAAATTATGATTATCCCACACCCTGATATTCAATTTGAAGAAGCTGATAAGTTATCGGATACTGAAAGAGGTGAAGGTGGATTTGGTTCAACAGGAAAATAAAAAATAAAATATGTTTATAGAACAAACGGAAGAAAAAGTAAATAATAACCTTTGGGTAGAAAAGTATCGCCCAACAAAACTTGCTGATTATGTAGGTAACGAACATCTAAAATCAAAAGTAGAAGGTTATTTAGAAAATGGTGAGATTCCACATTTATTATTATATGGAAAAGCCGGTACGGGTAAAACAACGTTGGCAAAATTAATTGTTAAATCAATTGATTGTGATTATATGGTTATAAATGCATCAGATGAGAATAACGTTGAGACTGTTAGAAACAAAGTAAAGAATTTTGCATCTTCTATGGGATTCAAACCATTTAAGATTATTCTTTTAGATGAGTTTGATTATATGTCACAACCATCACAGGCAATACTAAGAAACTTAATGGAAACATTTTCAGCACATTGCCGTTTCATTTTAACTTGTAATTATGTTGATAAGGTAATTGAACCAATTCAAAGTAGATGTCAATCATTTCAAATTATACCTCCAACTAAAAAGGATGTTGCTGTACAAGTTAGTAAAATTTTAAAAGCTGAAAACGTAGAATTTGAAATAAAAGATTTAGTTCCAATTATTGACGCGGCATATCCTGATATTCGTAAAGTTATAAACACTTGTCAGTTAAATTCAAACAAAGGTAAACTGCAAGTAGATGTACAAAATCTATTAGAGAATGATTACAAAAATAAAATTGTAGATATCTTAAAATCTAAGGATGATAAAAGAAACAAATATATGAAAGTAAGACAAGCTCTTATCGATTCCAAATCAAAAGATTTTACTGATTTATATACAACTCTATATGATACGGTAGAAGAATATGGTGGAGAAAATACATCAAACGTAATCCTAATTTTGGGAGATGGTGTAAACAAATCAGCAACTGCAATTGATAAAGAAATTATAGCAGCAGCTACATTAATTCAAATTTTAAATATTATATAATGGCTAACATTTTAGGAGCAGGTGGACAACCAATCGGAGGACAAGAAGAAAAACCAATTCCATTAGAAAAAACTGAAGCAATCGGATGTAAAAAATGCGGTGGTGAAATTTTCGTACAAGGTTTTGGATTTCGTAAGATTTCAAAGTTATTAACTGGTAAACCAAAAGATGAAGTACTACCGGTAGAATTATTCCTTTGTGGAGATTGTGGTGAAGTACTTAATGAATTATTACCTCCGGGTTTAAAAGTAGAAGAAGAAGCATAATATGGCTAAAACATTATTCGACCATTTAAACGCAATTACTGATAAGAAAGACCCTAAGTATTGGGATACACTTGATGAAAGTGATAGAAAGACATGGAGTAATTATTTAATACTTCGTTTTCTTTCTATGAAACCTGAATGGGTTGAACTTATTTCGGATATACAACCTTACTTACAGGAGGCTCCTCCTAAAGCAATGTATTTAGCATTGATAGGGATTATTCCAAAGACAAGAGCTTTCTTAAAATATATGAAACCTGCTTCATCTGAAAAGTATGAAGATTGGATTATTGAATTGGTGGCAAGACAATATGAAGTATCTAAATCGGAAGCAGAAGATTATCTTAAAATCCTTTATGAAACTACCAGCGGTAAGATGCATATTAAGGAAATTGCAGAGAATTATGGTACTGAAACTAAGCAAATTACTAAGTTAAAACTCAAAGTTTAATTAGGTAATATCAGGTATTTTTCGTATCTTTATACAATAAAACAACATAATGGCTAAAGTATCATTTTCACAATATAGTATGTGGAGTTCATGTCCACAACAATACAAGTTAAATTACATAGATAAGTTAGGTGAAAGTTCTGGTAACGTTCACACAATCTTTGGTACGGGTATGCACGAAACTATTCAACACTACCTTTCGGTTATGTATGGTGTTTCTAAAAAGCAGGCTGATGAAATTAATTTAGATACACTTCTTTTAGAAAAAATGAAGGAAGCATATACGAAAGAAAAGAACGCCCTTAGTGAAGGAACTCCATGTACTCAAATAGAATTAGAAGAATTTTTTGGAGATGGTAGACGTATTTTGTCTTGGTTTAAAAAGAACATGCAAAAGTTCTATTCTAAATCTGGCTATGAATTGGTTGGTATTGAAATTCCACTTAACGCTAAAATCAAAGAAGGTGTAAACTTTATTGGTTTTATTGATATTGTGTTAAGGGATATGGCTGAAAATTCAATTATCATTATTGACCTTAAAACATCAACGATGGGATGGAATCAGTATCAAAAAGCCGATAAGTTTAAGAACGCACAAATTCTATTGTATAAAAAATACTATTCAGAATTATTCAATATTCCTCTACAAAAAATTAAAGTAGAATACCAAATCATGCGTAGAAAACTTCCTGAAGATTCCGCATTCCCAATTCCTTATATATCCAAACACATTCCTGCAAATGGAGCACCAACGGTTACTAAAGTATATGATGAATTTGTTCAATTCGTAGATACGGTATTCAACGATGATGGTACATTTAAGGATATTCCTTTTCCAAAAGTACCAGGCACTGCTAAAAAGAATTGTAAGTGGTGTGAGTTTATGAGTAGGGGAATATGTGATGGAAAGGCCTCCTAAAAAAGTTTGTAAAAATCGTTTGTTTTTTTATTTATGTATATACTTATATATACAAATATATTAAATACACAAAGAAATGATTCAAGACAACACAAAACTTACAACTGTGAAAATACTGAAAGATGTGTATTCATCATTTAAAAAAGTTTCCTTTGATTCTGATGTAACATTACAAAAGCTGGTAAATAGAACAGTTGAAAGATATGTTAAGGATGAAGATTTTAGAAAAG